CTTATCGCTCGTACTGGGCGAGTACAGTCATGGATTGACGATCCCACTAGCCGCCTACCTGTCTCCTGCACTGTCTTCGTAGTGGAGGATTCGATGGAAGGTCCAGATGGAATCGAAGCCTCATGGCGATTTGTCAGCCACGCTCTCCGACATGGAGCGGGCGTTGCTGTGCATCTATCTAAGCTCCGTGCAAAAGGAGCAGAAAATGGCAAGGGTCTTGTGGCTTCTGGCCCGGTGTCCTTCGCAAAGATCTACTCTACTCTCAATGAAGTCTTGAGGCGTGGGGGTGTTTACAAGAATGGTGCAGTAGTGTGCCACCTTGACCTCTGTCACCCTGATGTACTTGAGTTCATTCAAGCATCACGTGCTGAACTTCCTTGGGTAAAGCGTTGTGTTAACATCAACGATTACTGGTGGGAAGAAGCTACTCCTAATGTTCGACAAGCTCTTCTTCAAGGTATTCGACAAGGTGACATCTGGCTTAACAAAACCAAAATTGATAAACATGGGAATCGAATCCGTGGGAACGTATGCTTGGAGGTGTATCTGCCGTCACGGGGAACCTGTCTCCTGCAGCATGTCAACCTCGGGGGATGCGAGCTCAATGACATTCAAAGTGCATTTGTCCACGGAATGTCCGAGCTGTGCGCCCTCCATGCCAAAACAGGTGTCGGAGATAGCGGGGAGTACCTCCCTCCAGAGACGGATCGCCAAGTCGGTTTGGGCATGCTCGGACTGGCCAACTTGCTCCGTCGCTCTGGAGTAACTTACAAAGAGTTTGGTGAGGCTCTCGAAGCTCTCAATAACAAATCCGAATACGGGCACACGGCTGCTTCTGTCTTGGCTCATGAACTGCGAGCTGGTATTACAGCAGCAGCTCAGGTAGCACGGTTCGCCAACATGGATAGAGCCTTCGCTATCGCCCCCACAGCGTCCTGTAGCTATCGTTATAAGGACTTGGATGGGTATACTACCTGTCCTGAAATTGCCCCTCCCATAGCCCGTCAGGTGGACCGTGACAGCGGTACGTTTGGCGTCCAGAGCTTTGACTACGGTCCTGTTGAGATCGCGTCTGAGGTTGGCTGGGAAGACTATAATAAAGTGGTAGACGGTATCATGCGTATGCTTGATAGTACCGGACTTCTCCACGGCTACAGCTTCAATAGTTGGTCTGATGTGATCACCTATGACGAAGCGTTTATTGAAGATTGGCTGCGCTCTCCGCAAACCAGTCTCTACTATTCGCTTCAGGTAATGGGTGACACTCAAGACAAGACCAGTGCATACGCTGCATTGGATGAGTCAGAGGTCGATGATTACCTGGAGTCGATTCTTAATGATCCTGCTCCTGATTGTAATTGCGGCGAATGAACCCCTATCAAAAACTTCTTGGACGTAAAAGAACCTGGACCCCTGTCCAAACAACTGCTGGTACTCTTGTTGAAGGCGCGGAAGAAGCTATCTACCGTGCTCTGGCAATCCGACATATGGAGCTTCCGGTAGGAGACTTTATTCATGATGCACTTAAAAATGAAGTACCGGAGATGGCAAGGGATCTCCTTTTGTCCAATATCAAGGACGAGGAGAATCACGACCTTGCACTTGGTTACATCGCCAATGCTATCGGCGTTGATGAAAAGGCTGAAGAAGAAGCCAAGCGTCTCCGCGACGCCTGGATTGCTCATCCAGATCATACAATCCTCAAAGCGTTGGTTGCCGAGCGTGCGATTTTCTTTGTGCTCCTCCCGTTCTTCCGATTTAACGGTGATGCGGGACTACGTACCGTAAGCGCCGACATTAGTCGTGATGAACAAGTACACGTTGCCACAAATAGTTTGGTTGCTCGTGAGCTTAACCTCGATTGGAGTCCTAGTCTGGATAAGCTACGTAAGGCAACTATCAACTGGGTGCTTCAACCTCTTGGTAACTCACCCAATAAATATTTGAACAAAAAATTTTGGCTGGATGCTAGCGATCGTTTGATGTATGAGGGTAAAGCTCCCGAGCTTGCCGATACCAAACGTGCTCGTATGCCAGCTTTCTTTGAACATGCCAACCCCAATCTCCCTCAATACGCTTAACCTTCTGACTGTCGAACGGTTGTTGGATGAGCTAGAGGATCTTTATCCACCAATCAATCCCACTCCCGATACTCCAATTAATCAGATCATGTATAGGTCTGGTCAAGCAAGTGTCGTGGAGTGGATTCGTACACGAATTACTCAAGAGGATTAACATTATGTGTGGCGGCGGAAGACGAGAGCATCACCGTCAACAAGAACAGATGCGGGCAGAAACTGCTCAACGAAATATCTTTGAACAAGCTCAACGTGATCGTCAAGCAGAACTCGATCGCATGACTGCTATGCAAGCTGAAGCTGACAAGCGTCAGCAAGAAGCTCTGCGTATGATTGCAGAAAGTTCTAAGCAACCTTTCAAAATCAAAACTGGTGCTGACGCTACAACTCCTTTGATGGCTACTAAGCAGAAATCAGCAGGCGCTGCAACAGGCGTTGCTTCACTACGTATTAATCGCACTCCTGGTACCAACATTGGTATGGGAACAGGCGGAACTAACATTGGTTAATTAGATGGACGCAAAATCAAGGTACGATCATCTAACTAGTTACCGTACTAACTTTCTCCAAACTGCGGTTGAATGCTCTGAGCTTACAATCCCTTATCTCATTCAACGTGATGAGTTCAGGGTTACCCATAAAACCCTTAAACAACCTTGGCAATCAGTAGGTGCTAAGTCAGTGGTTACATTGGCAGCCAAGCTTATGCTTGCATTGCTTCCCCCTCAGACTACTTTCTTTAAGCTGCAGATCCGTGATGATAAGCTAGGCACTGAGTTGCCTGCTGAGATCCGATCCGAGCTTGACCTGAGCTTTGCCAAGATTGAGCGTATGGTGATGGATTCGATTGCTGCTTCCAGTGATCGTGTCGTTGTTCACCAAGCCATCAAACATCTTGTTGTTGGTGGTAACGCTTTGATCTTTATGGGTAAGGATGGGTTGAAGCATTATCCATTGAGCCGCTATGTGGTAGAACGTGATGGTAATGGTAACGTAATTGAGATCGTCACCAAAGAACTGATCAACAAAAAGCTGCTCCCTAAGGAGCTTCTAGAAAAAGATAATCAGGTCAACGACCGTAACTACGCTCACGAAGATGACGTAGAAGTGTATACTCACGTACGTCTTGACAACAATCGTTGGCTGTGGCACCAAGAAGCTTACGGAAAGAAGATTGTAGGTACTGAAGGTAAAGCTCCTAAGGATGCTAACCCTTGGTTGGTCCTTAGATTCAACTCTGTTGATGGTGAGAACTACGGACGAGGTAGGGTCGAAGAGTTCCTTGGGGATCTCAAGTCTCTTGACGCACTCTCTCAGTCCCTTGTAGAAGGCTCTGCAGCAGCTGCTAAAGTTGTCTTCGTGGTATCACCCTCAAGCACTACCAAACCGGCCACCATCGCCCAGGCAGGCAACGGTGCAATCGTTCAAGGCAGACCTGAAGACATTGGTGTTATCCAAGTTGGTAAGACCGCTGACTTCTCTACTGCGGCTAACCTTGCTGCTACTCTTGAACGTCGAATCTCTGAAGCGTTCCTTGTTCTTACTGTTCGTCAGTCGGAACGCACTACAGCAGAAGAGGTACGCCTCACACAAATGGAACTGGAACAGCAACTCGGTGGACTATTCTCCCTGTTGACTGTTGAGTTTCTTATTCCTTATCTGAATCGTAAGCTCCTGGTTCTGCAACGTTCTGGTGAGCTGCCACGTATTCCGAAAGATCTTGTTAATCCCACTATTGTTGCTGGTATTAACGCACTTGGTCGTGGTCAAGATCGTGAGTCCCTCACTGCCTTTATCATGACTATTGCTCAGACCCTTGGACCTGAGGCTATGCTACAGTATGTCAATGCAGACGAAGCAATCAAACGTCTTGCAGCTGCACAAGGTATTGACGTACTCAATCTTGTTAAGTCCGTTGACCAACGTCAACAAGAGAAGCAAGGTGCTATGGCACAACAGCAACAGATGCTGCAAATGCAACAGATGCCTGACATGCTTAAAGCTCCTATTGCTGATCCCTCCAAGAACCCCAATGCGGAAGAAGCTATCGCTCAGTACCTGGGCGGTCAGCAGGAAGCCGCTCCACCAATGCAATAACTTTTTATGGCAGAACTTTTGAGCTACGACCCTACTCCTGATGCAGAAGTAATGTCGTCAATTGAATCCGACGAAGCTGAATCCCTAGCTATTGGCGAAGAGCTGATGGCTCAACACGAGGGTATGCTGGCTGGTAAGTATAAGAATGCCCAAGATCTTGAGAAAGCTTACATGGAGCTGGAAAAGAAACTTGGTCGTAACTCTAATGATGAGACTTCTGAAGAAGAGGTATCAGATGATGAGGAACCAGTTGAAGAAGACAGTCGGGAATACAGTGAACTTTCTGATCTATTTGCTGCTGCTGGTGATGAGTATGCAGAGACTGGTCAGCTGAGTCAAGAGACGCTTGATGCGTTTTCTCAAATGTCATCTCAAGAACTTGTCCAAGCTTACTTTGAGATGCAACAAAACTCTCCGTCTGAATCTGGACGTGAGTTGTCTAACCAAGAAGTTAACCAACTTCAAAACATGGTAGGTGGTCAAGCCGCTTACAACCAACTCACCAGTTGGGCAGCTGAGAACTTCAGCGAAGGTGAGATTGAAGCCTTTGATTCTCTTATTGAGTCAGGCAATACTAACGCTATCCAGCTTGCACTGCAGGCTTTGTACTATCGCTATACTGATGCTATGGGAGTTGAAGGAAACATGCTGACTGGTAAGCCAGCACGATCACAAGATGTATTCCGTAGCCAAGCTGAGTTGGTACGTGCAATGTCTGATCCACGTTACGATAGTGATCCTGCATATCGTCAGGATGTTATCGACAAGCTTGCCCAATCTGATCTTGAGTTCTAATGAACGACACTAACATCTGGCCTACTGAACCACCTATTATTATGACTGATCATCCCTACGGTGTCCCCCACAATGAACGAGCTGAACAGCTCAATGGTCGCCTGGCTATGCTTGGCGTCATGGCTGCTTTGGGTGCTTACGCACTGACTGGACAAATTATCCCTGGTATCTGGTAATGCCTGCTAAGAAGATTAAAGAGTATGGTGGTAAAGAAGTGTACGCTTCTAAAGCTGCCATGAAGAAGCACGAATCTAAAGAGTCCAAAAAGATGGAAACTAAGGAGAAGCGCGGTGCCTCTAAAAAAAGGTAAGACTGATAAAGCTGTCTCCTCTAATATCAGCAAGCTGAAGGGTGAAGGTTACCCTCAGAAACAAGCTGTTGCTATTGCACTCAGCAAAGCTGGTAAATCTAAAAAGAAAAAGTAATGGCTAAGCCTGGACTCTATGCAAACATCCACGCCAAACGTAAGCGTATCGCTGAAGGCAGTGGAGAGAAAATGAAGAAGCCTGGCACTGCCGGTGCTCCCACAGCTAAACAATTTAAACAAGCAGCTAAGACTGCTAAGAAGAAGTAGTACGAAGAGCCTTAGTTCTAGCGCGTAGTTCTAGGGCTTAGAAGTAGTGGTCATATAAAAGTTCTTTGCTTTTTAATTATGATTCCTATCCTAACTACTCTGTCGGTGATCACCAGTTGGTACGGACCCGGCTTCCACGGAAACCTCACCGCCAATGGTGAACGATACAATCAAAACGGCCTTACTGCAGCGCACAAGACACTCCCATTTGGAACTAAGCTTAAAGTTTGTTTCAAAAGGTGTGCCGTTGTTCGGGTCAATGATCGCGGTCCCTACGCATATGACAGGGGACTAGATCTCAGTAAAGGTGCGGCTGATGCAATCGGTCTCACTAACTCTGGAGTTGGAAGGGTTCAAGTAACTCGTCTTAACTAACTTCATTCATGACTGCTATTCTCGCAGATTCGCGCTCTCAGAATAACTGGGAGCGTTTTTGTACTTGGGTAACCAGTACTAACAACCGTCTTTATGTTGGGTGGTTTGGAACACTGATGATTCCGTGTCTCCTTGCAGCCACCATTTGCTTCATTCTTGCATTCGTTGCGGCTCCCCCTGTCGATATTGATGGCATCCGTGAGCCCGTAGCTGGGAGTCTTCTCTATGGAAACAACATCATATCGGGAGCCGTCGTTCCGAGCAGCAATGCCATCGGACTACACTTCTACCCAATTTGGGAAGCTAATTCACTTGATGAATGGCTCTACAACGGGGGTCCATTCCAGCTCACAGTCTTCCACTTCCTCATTGGCATCTATGCTTACATGGGACGAGAGTGGGAACTTAGCTATCGACTAGGGATGCGTCCCTGGATCTTCGTTGCTTATTCTGCTCCGGTTGCAGCAGCAACTGCAGTGTTTCTAATCTACCCCTTTGGACAAGGTTCTTTCTCTGATGCAATGCCACTCGGTATCTCTGGCACGTTTAACTACATGCTGGTTTTCCAAGCTGAACACAATATTCTCATGCATCCTTTTCATATGCTGGGAGTTGCTGGTGTTTTCGGTGGTTCTCTTTTTAGTGCTATGCACGGTAGCCTTGTCACCTCTTCTCTTATTCGTGAAACCACTGAAGATATTTCTCAGAACTATGGTTACAAGTTTGGACAAGAGGAAGAGACGTATAACATCGTAGCCGCTCACGGTTACTTTGGTCGTCTGATTTTCCAATACGCTTCCTTCAACAATTCCCGTTCGCTGCACTTCTTCCTTGCAGCTTGGCCTGTTGTTGGTATTTGGTTTGCTGCTCTTGGTGTTAGCACCATGGCATTTAACCTTAACGGTTTTAACTTTAACCAGTCCCTGCTGGATAACAAGGGTCACGTAATCAATACGTGGGCAGACATTCTGAACAAAGCTAACCTTGGTTTCGAGGTAATGCACGAACGGAATGCACATAACTTCCCGCTGGATCTGGCAGCAGCTGAGACAACTCCGGTTGCCTTGATTGCTCCTACAATCGGGTAGTCGTTAAAATCTACATCAGGTAGTCCGTAAAAGCGGCATTGGGAGGTGCGAACCCTCCCTTACCTATTGGCGTTGGCCCTTACGAGGACACCCTTCGCCGTCTAGACGGTGGGATAGACCACAATAAAAACTAAATAACTCTGAACGTTCAGAGAGTCGATTAAACATTAACTCTCTTTAAAAA